TGACGCCGGTCGAGCGAGCCATCGCCGACTGGCAGATGACATGGCTGACCAAGCGGCTGCCGCATCAGGTGCCGCCCAAAGACCGCGACTGGGTCATCTGGCTGCTGCTGGCCGGTCGAGGCGCGGGCAAGACCCGCACCGCCGCCGAGGTGCTGGGATCATGGGCTGTGACGCAGCCGGGCACCCGGTGGCTGGTCTCAGCCCCGACCTACGGCGATCTGACAGGCGTCTGCTTCGAGGGTGAGAGCGGCCTGATCAGCGTCATCCCGCCCAGCCTGATCGAGGCCTACAACCGCACCGAGGTCGAGATCAAGTTCTTGAACGGCTCAACCATCAAGGGCATCACAGCCGAAAAGCCTGAGCGCTTCAGAGGCCCTCAGTTCCACGGCGGGTGGCTCGATGAGCTGGCGGCATGGCAGCGGGCTGACGAAGCCTTCGACCTCCTGATGTTCGGGATGCGTCTCGGCGACCACCCCCGGATCATCGCCACCACCACCCCCAAGCCAAACACGATCATCCGCAACCTGCTGGCCCGGGAAGGCAAGGACGTGATCGTGACCCGAGCCTCGACCTACGCCAACCTCGACAACCTCGCGCCCACCTTCCGGGATCAGATCCTGCGCTACGAGGGCACCACCATCGGACGGCAAGAGATCCATGCCGAGGTGATCAGCCCCGAGGAGATGGGCATCATCAAGCGGTCTTGGATCAAGCTCTGGCCGAACGACAAGCCGCTGCCCGAGCTTGAGTTCATCGTTATGTCGATGGATACCGCCTTTACCGAGGACACCGGATCAACCGTCAAGGGCGACCCTGACTACAGCGCTTGCTGCGTTTGGGGCGTCTTCAGCCGTGGCAAAGATCGGCGCGACATCATCCTGCTAGACTGCTGGCAAGACCGGCTAGGCTTTCCCGACCTGATCAAGCGGGTGAAGACCGAGTTCAAAGCCGAATACGCGCCGCGCGAGCGGTCTATGCTCAAGCCCATGTTTGGCCCCTCGCACGTCGAGAACTCAGGGCGCAAGCCCGACCTGTTGCTGATCGAAGACAAAGGATCGGGGATCAGCCTGCGCCAGACATTGGCCAAGGAAAACATCATCTCTGCTCCGTACAATCCCGGCAGGGCTCGCAAGCTCGACCGCCTCCATGCCATCTCGCCCCTGTTCGCCGCAGGGCGAATCTGGATCCCTGAGAGCGCCAAGGCCCCGGGCAACCCGATCAGTTGGGCCTCGACCCTCGTTGAGCAGCTTTGCACGTTCAGCGGCGAGGGCTCAATCCCACATGACGACATGATGGATGCGGGGGTCCAAGGGTTACGATACCTGTCTGACCGTGATATGATCCGCGTCACGAGGCCAGAGCCTCCTGAGCCGAGAGACTACGACGACCGACCGAAGGGCAACCCATATGCCGCCTAGCCCACTTGCTATGCTCATGCGCCAGATCGAGACCGACCTGAGCGCGCCCATGCCTGCGCAGGCACCGCCGGTTGCTCCTTTCGATGCTGAGCAATACTTCGCCAAGGGTGGCCCGGTCGATGAGGACACCTACGGCCCGTCAAACATCGAAGAGCGCCGCGCTCGCCTTCAGGAACGTCTTGAGTCTGAGCGAAGGGCGATGGCCCAATATTCGGGCGATGAGCTTGAGGCCCCGAAGGGTTACATTACCCCGGCCAAGGCAGTTGAGTGGAAGCTGGGTGACGCTGGGCCCTATTCCGTTGACGCCGAGGGTAACACCCTCCCTTTGATCAAACAGCCCGGCCTTCTTCCGCTCTATCGTGACCCGACCATAGACAGCGTTCGCGTGGCCATGCCAAGATTAGCTGAAGCCGCTGGCGACATGATGGGGGCACCGGCTGGCATCACGGCTGCTCGTGTTGTTGGTGCTGGTTTGAAGGGTGAGCGCCCTGCGGCCAATGTCATTTCGGCGATGGGTGACGCCCCGACGAAGATCGACTCGCGCCGCAAGCTGACGCTTGCTGAAGTACGCCGCGAGTTTGACCCACGCGCAGGCGAGGGCATTAGCGGCGACGATCTGGAGCGCCTCGTCGATGCCTATGGTCGCGTGGCCTCGCCCGCGTCTGATGTCCCAGATCTCGCCGACAAGGGTCAGAAGATCGCCGAGAGCTACCGCACCAAGGGCGGCTCCGAGTACGGTGGTCGCAGCTATTTTGGCCACAAGCCCTCGACGCCGCTTGAAGAGCTTGGCCGCGTTGCCGAGCCGATCCCCTACACCCATGAGCCCAAGGCCATCGTTGAAAAGTCTTGGCAAGATGTCGGGCGCGAGCGCGCTGGCAGCCCCCTGATCTCGCTGGGCGGCGATCTGTCGGATCTGGTCAGGCTGCGCGCCTACGGGCCAAAGGGCGAGCAACGCGCTTTGGCCAACCCGACTGACATCCATGCCGGGTTTGACTACATGCTTGAACCAAACCGCAGTTCGGTCTGGTCCAACAACCCCGAACATGCGGCCATGTTGGAGAAGAAGGTCCTCGACCAAAAGGAGATCCAGCGCGCGGTCAAGAAGGATCTGCCCGTCATGGCCACGGCCAACCCGATGGGGCCGGGGGCTATCGACAGCGCCAAGAACATGATGGACCTCTATTTGAACGCCATCGAGGGCGCTGCCATTCACCCTGATTTTTTGAAGGCGGCAACCGCAGATATTCGTTCGGGCAAGTTCGGCAAGAGCCCGGATGAGAAGGCAAAGCTTCAAAAGAAACTCGCCGACTTCCCCGGCTTCGACGACATGGAAAAGGCCCGCGAGTTCCTGTTGAACAACCCTGATGTCGCAGGGACAACTCGTTCGGCCATTATCAAGGGCATGGAAAAAGCCGATTGGGTGAAGAAGGGCTTCCCCGAGGTGGGGCAGCTTCGTGTCGCGGCCAGCAGCCCCAAGTTCATGATGGCCCCCGGCAACATGATGGGTGGGCGCATGGTTGAACTTGACCCGCGCATGTTCCATGAGGCCGAGGCGAACCGATACTTCGACCACTTCACCTATGGCGGCGACTCGCCCGGAACTTATTACGCCGATGTACCGCTTGTTCAGCGCCAGTATGGAGCGCCTGATGTCACCGACCAGTTGATGGTGAAATACAATGTTGAGCGGCCAAACCCAAAAAACCCTGACAAACCCAAAGCCGCGATCTCGGTCCATCCTTACTCGACCGACCAGTCTGGCCGCGACACATGGCGCAAGATGTTCGAGGAACAGCGCATGGTTCAGCCGATCAGCGAGCGCATGATGGAGAGCATCGCGCTGGGCGAGGCCCGCAGGAAATCCTACGGCTACGCAAAAGGCGGCCCTACAACCACAAAAGAAACCAAACTTAAGCAGAGCATAGCGAGGCTAAAGAAATATGTCTAAAATCTACACAGCATCAAAAATGAAAGAGATTGGCGAGGGAGCGCTTCCTAAGGAGCAGGTGCTATTCCCGCCGCAGATCATCAACCGCTTCCTGAAGGCTCAGGGTGCGGGGCCGAAGGAGGTCGAGGACTTCATCATCAGAACGGCTGTGGCGGCTAAGGAAGACAAGGTCAAGATCATCCAACTTGGCAACACCGTGTTCATAGTTACCCCCAAACCCGACAAAAGCGCTGAGTTTGTGACGACGACCGTTGAGCCTGACATGCTCCCTATGCGTGTTGCCATGCTGGCGAATACGCTGAGGGAAATGAAGTTTCGCAAGATGTTCACCATCGTCAAATCAGAAGAGGCCGCAAAGGTTGCCGACGAAAGCGGCCTCGACTTCAAAAAGGTCCAGACCCAAATCAAGCAGGGTGATCAAACTGTCCCGGCTATTCGCTACGAGATGGCCTTATGATCAGGTACTCGGAGGAAAGCTTCGAAGACCTGTGGCCCAGAATGCAAGAACTAATTCCTTCTAACATGCAGGAATTAAGTTCTTTCCCGGGCCAACCGTTAGACCCTGACCTTGACAAGGCCTACCAGTTTCAAAATGAGGGGATGCTTGTCTGCTGCGCGGCTTGGGATGATGATAAGCTGGTGGGATACATCATTGATGTCATCCATCCGCATCCTCACTACAAGACAATCCGTATCGCCCAAACTGATCTTCACTTCATCGCCATGGACTACCGAGCCAAATGCGCTCGCGGTCTTACCCGGTTCGCTGAGAAGATTGAAAAGGAGATGGGGGTATCGGCGCGGCTGACCCGCTCAAAGCGGGTGAACGGGGCTGGGGACTTTTTCAAGGCGATAGGGTATATTGAGGCTGAGGTTGCTTGGGTTAAGAGGTTCTAAATGCCTTGGTCTGCTGCTGCAATGCTGGTTGGTGGTGCCCTCGCTGAGGGCGCAGCGGCCATTGGTTTGACTTCCGCCATAGCCAGCTTGACTGGAAGCGCGCTGATCGGCAGCGTCGTCACTGGCGCATTGGTGGGCGCTGGCACTGGGGCCCTAATGGCGGCTGTTCAGGGTGGCGACGTTGGCAAAGCCATGCTCATGGGACTTGTGAGCGGCGGCGTAGGGTCTGCTATTGGCCCCTCTATTTCTGGCGCTGTTGAAGGAGCATTCGGTGCTGGCAATCTTTCATCCTTCATAAGCAAGGCAATAACCAGCGAAATCAGCGGCACCATCGCTGGCGTTGCCGGTGGTATGAGCCTTGGTGATGCGGCTCTGGGTTCGCTCCGTGGCGCTGCGCAAGCTGGCATGTTTGCCGCCAGCGGTCTTTCCAATCTGCTCAATAGGGCCGTTAAAACAGTTACTGACATAGATGTTTTGACAACAGATGTGCCCAACACTGACAGCCAGTTTGTCGCCACATATAATGAGCCCGCAGATGGAGGCGGCGAAGCGGAATATAAAATGTCACTTGCATCCTCCGCGCTTACTGGAAGCGTTGCAGAATGGAAAATGGATTTTGCAGACGATCCAATAGCTCAAGCGGTATGGAACAACTTATCATTGGATGGCGGTGACAGCTTTAGTTTAGATGATATTTATCAAGTTAACGATCAAGTGAATAACGAGCTATTCAAGCTTGTTACCGCCGAGCTAGAAAATCCAGAAACAAGCATAGAAAACAAGAAGCTCCTTCTTAAAGACGCCAGAATAAAAGCTGGCGTTATTAAAGAGGCGTTCGCGGTCCCTGATGAAGCAGAGGCCTTGAAGTACTTTGATAATACGCAAGAGTTTGCGCTTGCTAATGTTAATTCAGCCATGGACGCGCTAACTAAAGTTGCAGTTAAGAATGGTGTCGAAGCGGCGGGTGCAACGCCTCTGCAAGGAAATTCAAATAAAGACCCGTTGGCGTTCTTAAAGAGCGTTGACCCAATCGAAGAAGCCGCAAAGGTAGAAGCCAAAGCTAATGCCGACGCGATTGCTGCGAAGAAATCATATGATACGTTTCTTGAAAAAGGAACTGCTGCTGCAAAATCTGGAAATCTTGATAATTTCTACAAAGAAAATCCCGGCGCTTTTGAAGCGTTGCAGGATTTTGACAGGAATGGTTTTCTTAGAAATTTAGAATTTTCGTCTGCTGTATTAAAAGCCAAAACAGATGCAATCGCTGCCGCAGAGAAAGCTAAGGCTGACATAATAGCTGCTGATAAAGCAAAACTTGATGCTGAAAAAGCTACACAAAACGCAAAAACAGAAGATGAAGCGAAGGCCGCCGCTCAGGCAAAAGTTCTTGCTGACATGCAGGCCCGGGATGTTGCCGACGCAAAGGCCAAAGATGAGGCCGAGGCGCAAGCTAAATTAAAAGCAATTGCGGATGCTAAAGAAAAGGCTGATGCGGATGCTAAAGAAAAGGCTGACGCTATAGAGAAAGCCAAAGCTGACGCTATAGAGAAAGCCAAAGCCGACGCTATAGAGAAAGCCAAAGCCGACGCTATAGAGAAAGCCAAAGCTGACGCTATAGAGAAAGCCAAAGCTGACGCTATAGAGAAAGCCAAAGCTGATGCCGAAGCAAAAGCAAAGGCTGATGCCGATGCGAAAGCCAAAGCCGACGCTGAAGCCGCAGCGAAGCCGCCTGAGAAAACAATCATCGACACAATCAAGGATGTAATCAGCCCCGGAACCGCAGAGGCTGGTGAGCTTCCAAAGCCTGCAAACTCTGGTATGGCAGCCGTTCAAGATGCTGCGCGTCAGGCTGCCTCAACAGGCCAGCTAAAGGCGTTTCTTGATTCAAACCCAATCTACAGGGATGCAATAGATTCTTCACTTATGAAGGCTCTTGAAGTCACTGACGCTCAAATAAGGTCAACGACCAGTCCAACTGGCGGCGCTGAGTTAGGAACTGGTCCTTCGCAAGACGCGAAAGATACTTCGCAGTTTGTCGAGAACGACGCACGCAATATTGACCGGACTGAGGACGAGAAGATTGCCGCCGCTAAACAAACGCTTGCGGATGAGTTGAAAAGGCAAGCTGAGGAAGCCGCCAAACAGACGGCGACTACAACGCCAACGACTCCTGTTGTTGATCCTGACGCTGTTTACGACGAAGGGATTGCCAAGCAGGCAAAAGAGCTTGGTCTGGCAAACATTACATCTGCCAAAGAACTGACAATCCTTGGGCTTACCAAGGGCGATATATGGGATGTGCAAGCGGGCCGCGTAACTCTTGAGCAGGCAATCGAAAACGCCAATTCTGAAAATCGCCTTACCGTTTCAAAGACCGATCCAAATGCGGAGGCGATTGGAAAGATTTTAGCTCCTGTCATAACTGACAAGCCGCCAACAACTGATGTCGAGATTGTCACATCTATCCCCGGGGAAACTGCCGACACGTCTGCCGCGCAAGCAGAAGCTAAGGCAAAGGCTGATGCCATTGCCGCCGCAAAGTCGCAAGCCGATGCTGAAGCCGCTGCTTTGGCGGCAAAGACGGAAGAAGAAGCTCAAGCCGCTGCAAGGGCGAAGGTCTTAGCCGACATGGAGGCCAAGGCTGCGGAAGACGCTGCGCGGGCTGTTGCAGAGCAGAAGGCCGCCGCTGAAAGAATTGCCGCTAAAGCAGAAGCCGACGCAAGGGCTTTAGCTGAAGCTGAAGCCGCAGCGCAGGCTGAAGCTGAGGCACGAGCGCAAGCAGAAGCCAAGGCTAGAGCGGAAGCACAAGCCGAAGAGGAGGCAAAAAGAGACGCTGACTCTCAAGAGAGGCAGATTGCTGAAGAAAAAGCCTTTTGGAAAAAGGCGGCTGAGTACCGGGCTGCACACCCTGAGCTATTTCCACCCGAAATAGTTGGGCCAGATACAACTGCGCCCACTGGAGGCACAACAGGAGGAACAACTGAAGGTGCAACAGGTGGTGTCACTGGTGGAATAACTGGTGGTATAAGCGTTACGGAAGGAACTAATAGCGAAGAACTTCAAAAGATTTTGGATGATTTGAAGAAAAACGAAAACCCGGTTGGGCCAGACGTTTTGCTACCTACTGGCGGCACAACAGGTGGAATCACTGGTGGTGTGACTGGCGGCGCTACAGGGCCTTCAGGCCCCGATATTGTGCTGCCTACTGGTGGAATCACTGGTGGTGTGACTGGCGGCGCAACTGGCCCGACAGGCTCCGGCACAGTTGTGTTGCCTACTGGCGGCATCACTGGCCCATCTGGCCCTGATGTAGACAAACCGGTAGAAGGCCCGACAGGATCTATCACGGGCCCGACAGGCGGCATCAACATTCCGATCATCAACATCCCGACCGGGCCAACTGGGCCGACCGGAAATGTTGTCGGCCCTACCGGCCCGACCGGGACACCTGAGCCAACGATCAAGACAATTACGGGTCGCGAGCGTGTTGGTGGATCTCCGCTAGATTACACAGGCGCTGAGCATTTATTCTACCGGCCTACAACAAAACAAGTTTGGAGCGATACGGGCCTGCCGGTTCAGGCCCCAGCCACCCCTGCGCTCTCGCCTCTTGCGCCGACCGACTCAGTTGGTATCCAAGCGGTTGTTTACGGCCCAGACGGGACCGCCTACAACACTCCTGCCGCCGCGCAGGCCGCAGGGGTCAGCAACTGGACGCTTGAAAACCCAAATATCCGCCGTGACAAGACCAACCTCGGCCTTCCCGGCTATGGGCGCGGCGGGTATTTCGACGCTGATCGGTATTTTGCTGATGGCGGTCTTGTAACCCCTCAGAACCCCCCATCAATGCCAACTATATCATCCGCCCCTACTATGGCGTTCACGGATGGTCAGGGGGCTGTTGGAAATATCGCTCAGCCTCCCGGGTTGCTCCCAAGCGATGCCTATGGCTCTGACGCACCCCATGCCTCGCCAATGGCTCCGGCTCCTGCCGCAGCGGCTCCGGGCCTGTCCAGCTTGCAACAGGCCATTGGGTCTCGTAATACAAACGCATCTCCTGTGGTCGCCCCAGTACCGCAAAACCCAAATGTGGGGTATGCTCTTGGCTTGTCGCCTCTATCAAGCCTCAGAAATTCGTAAGGAATTACCATGCAAGATGAAGACAAGGGCGTAGAGCTGGAAATGGAGCCTGACGACAGCGATGTCGAGGAAAACGAAGACGGGTCAGCCGTTATAACCCTTGACGAGCCGGATGAAGCCCAAAATGCCGAGTTCTACGCTAACCTCGCCGAGGATATGTCGAACTCCGACATGATGATGATTTCCAGCCAGCTTCTGGAATACATCGAGCGCGACAAGGAAGCCCGCTCGCTGCGTGATAAGCAATACGAGGAAGGCCTGCGCCGTACTGGACTGGGTGATGACGCCCCCGGCGGGGCTGACTTTCAGGGTGCCTCCAAGGTTGTGCATCCCATGCTGACGGAAGCTTGCGTTGACTTCTCGTCTCGCGTGATCAAAGAGCTTTTCCCCTCCACCGGCCCGGTAAAGCAGTTCATCCCCGGCGAAATTACGCAACCAAAATTGGAAAAAGCCCAGCGCAAAGAGAAGTTCCTGAACTGGCAGTTGACCCAGCAGATGGTCGAGTTCCGCCCCGAACTGGAGCAGATGACGACCCAGATTCCGTTGGGTGGCGCTCAATATATGAAGCTTGTCTGGGATGACCAGCGCAACCGCCCGTTGGCGGTTTTCGTTCCCATTGACGATGTTTATCTGCCCTATTCAGCCACCAGCTTCTATACGGCTGAGCGCAAGACGCATGTGATGTACATTACAAGCCTTGAATTTGAAAAGCGTATTGGAACCGGAATGTACCGGGACATTGATCTTGTGGCCCCGCAAGAGCCAGAGCTTACCGGACCCGCAAAGGCCAACAACAAGATCGAGGGCAAAGAGCAGAACAGTTACAATGAAGATGGAATGCGAACGGTCTTTGAGGTCGCCTGCTGGCTCGACTTTGAAGATAACTTTGGCCTTGCCCCGTACCTTGTGACTATCGACCACACAACCAAAGAAGTTTTGGCGATCTATCGTAATTGGGATCCTGACGACCAGCAGCAAGAAGAGCTTGTCCATATGGTGGAGTGGCCCTTCGTGCCTTGGCGCGGGGCCTATCCCATTGGGCTTCCTCACATGATCGGGAGCCTGTCAGCAGCGGCCACAGGCTCGCTGCGGGCGCTTCTGGACTCGGCACATATCAACAACTTCCCGGGCATGTTGAAGCTCAAGGGTGGCTCTCGCGGCGGCCAGTCTGACCGGATTGAGCCAACGCAGGTGACTGAGATTGAGGGCGGCGTTGGTGTCGATGACGTGCGCAAGATCGCTATGGCGGTTCCCTTCAACCCGCCGAATCCTGTGCTTTATCAACTTCTTGGTTTTGTTACTGAGGCTGCGCGCGGCGTTGTTCGCACCACCTATGACAAGCTTCAGGACCAGAACCCAAACGTCCCGGTCGGCACAACACTCGCCATGATCGAGCAGGGCATGACCGTGTTCTCGGCCATTCATGCTCGCCTGCATTATGCCATGGGCATGACGTTGAAGGTTCTGCACAGGCTTAACTCCAAGCACATTGATGACGACTACATCATGCGCGTGACTGGAGAAGAGATGTGCAAGGCCAAGGACTTTCAGGGTCCTATGGATGTTGTGCCTGTTTCTGACCCAAACATCTTCTCTGACGTACAGCGCGCCGCTCAGGCGCAGGCTATTGTTCAGCGCGCCGCTGCCGCCCCTACTTTGTATGACGCCCGTGCGGTCGAAGAACGCTTTCTTCAGAGCATGAAGATACCTGACTACAAGCCTCTTCTTGCCAAGCGCCCTGAGCCTGTCGAGCTTAACGCCGTTAATGAGAACCTTGCTTTGACCTTGGGCCGCCCTGTCATGGCGTTCCCCATGCAGGATCATCTGGCGCATCTTCAAGTGCATCTAGATTACTTGAAGAGTCCAATTTTCGGCATGAGCAATTTGATTGGCCCGGTCTACATCCCCGGCGTTCTCCAGCACATCAAGGAGCACATGGCCTACTGGTATTCGCTCTATATCTACGAGCAGACCAGCAACGCTGTTGGCATTCCGCTTGACGCCTTCCTTGGCGGTAAGGACAAGGAAGTATCTGCCGAACTTGATCGCACTCTCGCCATGGCTTCGCAGCGGTTTATGCCTGACATTCAGGCTTCGCTTGAGGGGATCCCTGCCATAATTCAGCAGGCTCAGCAGTTCCTTCAGAAGTTCAAGCCGCCGCAACCGCAGGATCCGACTCAGGTTCTCATGGCAGAGACGCAGCGCAAGGCGCAGTACGATCAGGGCAAGTTACAACTTGATCAGCAAAAACTTCAGCTTGATCAAGCTCGTGTTTCCCGTGAAACACAACTTGACCAGATTAAGATGCAAGAGCGCCAGATGGATCTGGCTGCGAAGCAGACCATGAACGACGCGGACAATCGCACCGCGAAGGAACTTGCTGTGTTTGAGGCCGAGCACGGTGGCAAGTCTAACCTTTCCACTGGCCACGGAATCAACCCTTGAGGTTTACTATGGATAACTCTCTTCTCCCCCAGCATAAGCGTCTCGCCATGGGCTTGGCCGTGAACAACGCCCCTGAAGGCGCATCCAAGAACATGACCAATGACATGGTCAAGCCGCATAAGCCTTACGGCATCCACAAAAATACCTCTGGAAAAGATGATGCTCCCGCAAAGAGTGGACTTGATTCCTTTAATCCAAAGAAATAGTCCTTGATATGGAGACTATATGCTTGAAATTATCATCAAGAAGCTACTCGAAGAACAAAGTCGGGTAGCGCACGAGACTATGGAGCAGCCCGGCGACGGCTCAATCTTTGAGTACGGGCGCAGGGCAGGAAGATACGCCGGTCTGGGTCGCGCTATTGCGATCATTGAGGAGACCTTGGCAGAAGGAGAAGACGATGAGCATGGCAGAAAGCGCCGTTCTAGAGCCGTTTACGGATGATATGGAATGGTTTTTCCCTGAAATAAGCGCCAGAATGGAGCCTTTCGGGTCTCGGATATTGGTTCAGATCCGTGGAGTAAAGGAAAAGCTGAGCCCGTTTCTTTATGTTCCTGAAAAAACTCAGGAAATTCAAAGAGACAACACCCAAGTGGCAAAAGTCATCGCCGTTGGGCCGCTCGCTTACAAAAGCCGGGACACGATGCAGCCTTGGCCA